GTGAACTGCTCCATGTCCACGGTGCCTTTCATAAGCTGGCCTTGCCAGTCCCGGCGTTCAAGGTCCGGGAAGTCTACGTCTGGGTATATCTTCTTCCAGAGGTCTTTGATATTGACCGGAGCGCCCTGTTCGGCGGCACGCTCTCCCAGTTCATCCCCGCTCTTGCCGAACTCTAGGTTATATTTCTGGGCGAAAGCGCGGAAATGGACAGGGTTGCGCATATCCAGGATCACAGGAGCGTCCGGGTCATCACTTGAGTACAGCTTCATATTGCCGCCGCTGCCATCTACCCGTGTGACCTTGACCTCATTACGGAGCCAATCGTCCATAGCCGGAGAGTGGACCCACTGGCCTGCGTGACCAGCACCGATCATCTTGTGGAAAACGCGCCATCGCCCGTCCGGGCCTATCTGTAGGTCGCCTTCAGTAGCCAATTCCGTTCCCCCCTGCGTAACCAGGCATGTGGTTGAGTATATTCTGCTGGCCCTGCTGGTCTATCTCCATCTGGCGCTGGAACTGTGTCTTCTTGGCCCAGTCATTCTGCCATACAGACTTGCTGCTGACACGTTCCTCACCGAAAGGTACAGGAGGGTTCGGCCCTGTCTCGGCATCGTGGCCCTCATCCCAGAGGTCTACCGCTTCCTGGGCTACGTTCATCATGGCCTCGGTGAACTCGTTCTTCACACTCATCGTGCCAACTCCTGTCCTACCCTGCTAGGGCTTGCGGTGCTAGGGGTGAGCGGGTTGCGTGTCGGCCTGCCTGTGCCGCCCATCCCGGCCATCGAGCCCATGCTCTGTTGTATCGGCATACCATCAGGGCCAAGCATCGGCCCCTCGCCCGGCATACCACCGCCCTGCATCTGTGCTTCAGCCTGGGCCTGTTGTTTGGCCTGCTCTTCTTCCTGTTGTTCCAGCATATTGAGGATGCCAGCCTCACGAGCCACAGCCTTAGCCATGACCTCCTGTACCCGTGGGTCAGACCTGATGAGGTCTTCGAGCAGGCGTTTCCGCTCGCCCGTGGCGTCTTCAAGTTTAGCGTCTGCCGACCAGTAGGTCTCTTTGGACTTCAGTCCCTGCTGGACCTCCCTCAGTCCAAGCTCCCGGTGCTGTAACTGCATCACGGGGTCAACAAGCTCGAAGCTGACCAGCACAGAATAGTCGCTCTCGACCATGCTGGGGTCTATGGCGTGCCCGCGTACCCGCAGGTTCATATCCAGTACGTCTATCCATTGCAGTATATGTGATGCGGATTGTGTCGCAAGATGTTGCAGTTGTTTGCTAGGCGACACGAACTTCCGTCCGGCTGCCGTGGTCAGGATGGCCTGCTGTCCTACTGTGGATACGCCGGTCTCCCGAACGCCCTGGAGCGCTCTTGAGAACGTGCCCATCTCTATATCACGGTCCAGCCATTCCTCGGACTGGAACATCCAGTTGGGCAGATTGGGCATCTCCATCTTCCAGACATCGCCCCGGTTCCCCATCTCGATGACATCGCCGCGGGACATCTGTTCCTGTAGTTCTGCCGAGTCCATGACCGTGCCTGTGGGGTTGAACGTGGCTTCCATCAAGGCGTTATGTCTACCCGCCACGGCCTGGGCCTGGGCTTTAAGTACGGGCATCACGGGTTCCAGCACGCCTACGGCCATGTAGGTAGGGTCAACCTCTTCAAGGGCGGTGACCTCTTGACCGTAGCCGGAGAAGGCGTGGCTGTAGGGTATGAAGCCCCAGGTGTTCTTCTCGACGAACAGCAGTTCGCTGTCGGCCACCATCGCGTGCCAGCACTCCGACCAGAACTCGTCTACCATGATGAGCTCGAACGGGTCTTCGCCTGTCTTCCAGGGCATGACCTCGCCCCGCCTGGCCCTTGCGCCGGACATCCGTGCCTGGGTTATCTCTTCAAGGTCTATGGAACGCCTGTAGGCGTGTTTCACGGCTATCCGGGGCTCTTTCTCGGTGGGGTCAAGCAGCACACGGGAGGGATGGGGAGCCCTGGTACGGAAGGGCATCATGCTCTTTGACGCATTACGGTGGATGCGGACCCTTCTATCGTACTCGTCCTGGGGCTCGTTCCGTCCCTTCTTGGGTTTCTCACGGCGCTGGGCCATACAGCTGCTGTCCAGCCCGTCCTCGACCACGGCGTAGCCGTAGAGCAACAGGTGCTTACCCACCTGTTTCCAGGTGAGGTTGGGCTCGAAGAGGGACGCCTCGTCCAGTATCGCCTTCATGGCGGGCTCGACCTGATCGGCCCGGCGTTTGCTGGCCTCGGTCTGGGTGCTGGGCCACCTGTGTATCATGGGCTCGTAAGCCAGCTGGTGGTCTACAGCATGGTCCACTATCGAGCGTGAGCGGGCGGGTTTCAGCCATTCGGGCCGGTTCATGCCTTCGGGCCAGAGGCTGAACTTCTGCTGGTAGTAGCTGTCCACTTCCTGCCATTTGGTATGCGTGCGGGACCATAGGTCCTGCAGATATCTCGTCATCTGCCGGATGGACTCTACTGTCGGTTTGTCGTCGTAAGCCAAACTACCACCTCAAACGGTTACGGTTACGTCCTAATATCCGCTTCCAGCCGTTCTCCTGGGGTCCGTAGATGTCCCGGCCAGTAGCCTGGGCGAAGCGACGGAGCTGCCATGCTATGCCTACGGTCAAAGGATAGTCGTCATGGGCCCCGACCTGCCCCTCGATCCTACCATTCTTCTTGGGATTGCGTATGACTGCATAGAACTGGTCTAGTCCTACCTGGCTGGGTACGACCACGAGCCTATCGAAGACAGCCTCTATCAGTTCACCCCAGAGTATGTACCTGGAACGCTCATCTGTATGCCAGCCGCACTTATCGTCGTCCCTGTAATACAGATGCGGGTATCTGGCTTCCCTGGCTGTGGATATGGTCAGCACACCCCAGTCATTGTCCTCTATGCCCCATACCGGGTTGTGATAGAGCTTCATCAGTTCCATAGAAGCCAGGGATAACTGGTCGGGGGGTATGAGATTGGTCTGGATATCGGCTACGACATAGCCTGTACTCACGTCCAACACGACTGTCACGGCGTAGTCGCCGCCCGTGCCGTGGGACGTGTCTGTCGCGGCCACATACCTCTTACCTGGGTGGAACTCCTGCCAGATATTGGCGGTGACCGGCCCTACCTGCACGGTGCGGACCGGCGTCCGGCAGTCCTGGGCCATCAGGTTCAGCACATCATGGTCGAAGGCGGCTATGGTCCGGGGCGGGGAGAGGGCTTCTGCCTCGCTGGACGGGTATTCCTTCTCGAATAAGGAGATATCCGAATACTCGCGCTGTCTGGCGCTGAACCACTCGTTATCCCTGCCCGGTCTCACATTCCAGCCGTAGAATATCTTCTTGAACCCGTTGTCCGGCGCCTCCTGGTACACCCTCTTGAACATCGACCTGGCATTGCCGGCGTTGGACGTGGAGACCATTATCAACTGGCCGCCCCCGTCATCGATGGTGGGCTTTACCGCGGCGTAGTTGGCTTCCAGATGTTCGTGGAAGTCGGCCTCGTCCAGTATGACCAGCGATGCCGTGGCAGAACGTCCTGCCTTGTCGGTAGAGGGGAGGGCCCTGATGCCTGATTCCATCGTGGGGAACGTGAGTTCCTGCCTGGAGTCCGTTCCCAGTACGGTCTTCAGCCCCTGCGGCAGTCTCTCGTATATGAAGCGGCTCTTGGATAATAGGACCTTGGACTCCTCCTCCCCCTGGGACAAGAGCAGTACCAGCGCCCCTTCCTTGTACATCGCCGTCCAGATCGCATATGCTGCCAAAAGCCACGATGCCCCCGTCTGCCTTGATTTCAACCATACGATGAGCTTCTCATCACTCAGGTTCTGGCAGACCTCGACAAGGTGGTCCCACCTCTCGAAGGGGATTATCCCCCTACCTGGAGGCGGTTCCAGCACATACACATAGTTCAAGAAGTCGTTGAAGTATCGCTGTGCTAACGCGAAACTAGCTGCTTCGCCGACCTGTAAGGCTAGGGATTCATGCTCATGGACCGTCTGTACCATCTTTCCTAGCCTTCATCCCCGGCAAAGTCGTCCAGGTGGGGCGTAAACTCTGGCTCTATGGACTTGGAAGTTCCGTCTATGATGCGTGTCCTCAGGT